TCCAGCGTCTCCGCCTTCTCCAGTTCCAGCGTCTCCGCCTTCTCCAGTTCCAGCGTCTCCGCCTTCTCCAGTTCCAGCGTCTCCGCCTTCTCCAGTTCCAGCGTCTCCGCCTTCTCCAGTTCCAGCGTCTCCGCCTTCTTCAGCTTTTTTCTTAGCCTCTTCCTGCTCTTCTGCTAGGTTCTTTTTAGCGGCTTCTGCTAGGGCTTTGTCCTGGGCTTTTTTGGCCTTCTCGGCTTTTTTGGCCTCAGCTAACGCCTTCTCAGCTTTTTTGCTCTGCGGCTTTCCGTCGATAACGTCGAACATTTTAGCTCTCTCTTCTAGTTGTTTCTTGTTTCCTTCGGTTAGAAACGCCTTAGCGAAGTCGTCAGTAATTCCATACCCGTAGGTCCGTACTGGACGGTTATTTTTACCTCGGTAGGTTAAAATCTCGTTTTTGTGCGCGGCTTTTAATACATACTTTTTTGATGCCATGTCTGTTAAAATTGTGGCGCTAGTAGCTCCAATAGCAGCGCCTGTTAATACTAATTTTTTGAGCTTCTTAAAGTCTACGCTGAAAGTGCAGCCTGCACAATCTGGCGCTATGTTAAATGCCTCCGTATAGTATTTAATATACAGAGGCATTAACTCGGGGTCCTTTCGTACCGTTTCGGGCTTTAGTTTTACTAACTCCTCTATTTTCATTTTTTTTAGTGTATTACTTTATGCAGTAAACATACTAAAAAACTTCTGGCTACGGTGCTGGGTTCTCGAAATTTGCGTCAAAGTCTGCGTTAGCGCTACCTCCGTCCTGTGGTTTATATACATAGGGTAAGTAGTTCTCTGGCGCGTCGTCAAGACTGGAAAGGAGTACAGGAGTACCTCCTCCCCCTTCCTGGATATTGTAGGTATAATCTCCAGTAGTCAGTCCGTTAGTCAGTCCGTAGATCTCTACGGTACCGTCCTGCAGCTGTAAGGCTATAACAAAACTACCTTTATCCAGTCCGTCCAGGATAGCTTTAGCGGCTTCGGTTACTCCCGCTATCAGTATCTGGGCGTTATGCTTATACTGCGGATATCCTAAGTCGCTGCGCGTTTTCTCGTAGCTTCCTACGAAATTGCTACCTGCAGAAGGTCCTAAGAATTTAAACCCTGTCTTACCTTCCAATAGCACAAACTGAGCGTTATAGCTTCCTGCTGTATCCTCTGGTCTGGTTATGTTTATGGTAGTGGGGTCTATGTCCGTCTTATTGATTAAAACGGCCTGCTGGTAGTATTTTCTAGCTGGTGGGTCGCAGCTGGCGTCAAAACCAGCGGCTAACTGTGCGCATATACTTTCTATTGCCATGGTGTTTATTATTTAAAAGTTAAGAGGCCCTGCCGTAATTGGCACGGCCTCCGTATAGTTTAGTTTTCTCGGTCCTTATTAGATACCCAGTATATACTCGTCTGTAAGTGGTACCCCTCCTCCGACGTAAGAGCTACCCTTAAGATATACCTTATTGTCGTCTTTTGAGTGCCAAATATCGAAGCTGTTAAGGGCCTCTGTCTCCGACGTTCCTATGAGAAGGTTTTGTCGGTAGGTAAGGATAGCACGGTGCGGGTTAACCCTTGCGTTAACTCCTCCTCCGCCGTTCAGCTCAGTAGAGTAGTTTATGATACTATCCCATTCGTTGTGCGTCATAACAGGGATACCGTTAATAGTAAGCCCTTGTAACATAAATACGTTAGACGCTACAGCTCTCTCTGGGTCAATGCAACCGCAGTTCATCGGTGCCTTTTTACCCAGTGCGTTTAACCAGGATACTAATTTAGTAGACATAGAGCGGGTTACTCTAAACTCTAAAATAGAGGGGTCAAACCATGGCTGCTCTGCTGCTTTCTCGTACATGCTTATAAGGTAGTCGTATACCTCTTCGCCGTCAATGGCCTGGGCCGCAAAGTTCGCCCCGTCGTTTTGGGTTATCTCTACGATCTGGGCAGCGTTCGCCTCCATTTGCGTAAAGATACCGTCCACTCCGCTGAAATACGCAGAGGCGCTACTCTTGTCTCCAAAATATGCAGCTCTCCAGGTAGATAGGTTTAGGTTTTGGGTAAACTTACCAGAGATAAACATAAGCAGGGCAGTATCTACGTCGATATCTCCCGTCTGCGTATGTCTTATAGCGTTGAAAAACTTTAAAAAGTTCTCGTTAAAGGTTCTTAAACAGATACCTACGCGGCACTCTATTAGGCCTATCTCCCACTTATGGCTGGAGAACTCATGCGAGAGGTCGCAGTCTGTTTCTGCGCAGTCGGTCTCGTCCACAAAAGGGAAGGACTCGGGCTGCGGGGTGTCTTTTAATATCGGTAGTACTTGGCCGTGTCTTACGCCAGTTACTATCTCGTTTTGCTCTGCTATGTCAGAGTCCATAAATGCTTTACTGTAAAGCATTTCGCTCATTTCCATTTTTTCGGCAGATACCAGATCCGTTACCAAAGGCAAAAGATCTGCTACGAAGTTGTCAGTATATCCCATTACTTAGATAGTTTTTTCATGTTAGACAATGCGGCAGCCCCTCTGGACTTGCGCTTTTTTCCTTTTTCGCCAGCTCCACCCTTTCGGTCTTTGCCAGCTCCGCCCTTACCGTCGTCTGCCAGTTTGCTCTGGATCTTACGTATATTGGCTACTATTTTCTTTTTCTCCTTAAGCTCTCGCTTTAGGGCTGTGATCGTTTCGGCCTGCTCTTCGATAGTAGCCTCGTGGTCCTCGATAGTCTGCATAGCCTCCTCCAGTGTAGGCTCGTCGTCGCCTGCTGGGTCCTCTATGTTTTTAACTTCGCCCCCTTCAAAAGTTACTATACGCCCGTCTGCCATGGTTACGTCGCCCTCGGCGTCCTTTCCGTCTATACGGGCCTTAGCCCCTACGGAGATCTCGGTACCCTCTTCCAGTTCGTAGAAGTCTACCTCTGTCTGGTCCGCGGTTAAAAGAATAAGGGCCTTTGCCTTTTTTCCTGCTCCGTCGAACTTGTCCAGCAGGGCCTCCATTTTGGCCCAAATGCTTTTTTTATCTTTTTTAGACATTTTGTTTTTATTTGGTTTAACATTAACTTTCGCTTTCGCTGTTATTTTTAGCGGAGTCTCCCCCGTAATAAAGCCGAAACTTTTAAGCTGCTCTGGAGTTAGCCAGGTCTCGTTTTTAAGTAAGGGGGCTATAGCTTCCTGCTCCATACCCGTAACGTCTGCATAGAAACGTATCATGCGGTTTTCTATATTCTTTATAACCTTACTGTAGTCTGCCAGCTCGTCGGCAGTAGCGTAGTCTATCCCTCCCATAGGTAAATGGATCATAAACTCGCAGCCTTCGTTTATAACTCGGGTAGATCCTGCCATAAAAATAACGGTAGCTATACTGGCTACCATATTAGAGCCCACGGTCTTAAGCGGCTTTTTTAAAGCGCGGAGATATTTATAAATATCCTCGCCTACTTCTACCTCTCCTCCTGGGCTATCTATGTAACAGGTAAAGCTGGTAGCTTCGGGCTGGTTTTTAACCTGCTCTATAACGTCTACCAGTAGGACTCCGCGTATCTCGTCTATGATACCGATATGTCCAATAATGTATATCTTACCTTCCATTAACGACAAATATAGAAGGGTTTAACGTTAGCTCGTTTGTAAGAGTTTTTGCAAATAGGTAAGATTATACCAGGCTCTCCATATTTTTTATGGCGTTCATTACAGTTCTGCTCCCGCAGCCGCAGAGCTCCGCGGTGGCCTCGTAGCGCTCCATTTTTAAAGGCTCGGTACTTTTTAAAAAAGCTATGTATATCTTATAGTCGGCCATGGTCTTTCCGCTCATGTCCCCGCTTTTGATTAAGCGTTGGACCAGCTCCAGGTTAGCCTCTATAAATTTGTGCTTTTTTACCAGTTCCTGCATAATTTGGTATTTTGTCTTAGTAGGTAGGGGCTACTGCAGCCGCAGTCCCCGCATATCTTACTATCCAGGGCAGGTATGCGGGTGTCTTTTATTTTTAGATCCTCTATAGGTTCGTCCTCAAAGAGAGGGCAGGCCTTGCATATCTCGGCGCGGCGTTTCGCCTCCTCTTCTATTTCTGGCAGTTCCAGCTCCAGGTTTTTTTTACCTTCCTGGTAGGGTTTCAGTCCGTGCTTACTTATGGACTTAACCTTTTTAAACATAGATTTAAGGGCGTCCATATTAAAAGCTGCTGTTTTGTTGTATCTGTCTGTTTCCTGTTAGGTTCTCTATCCCTTCCTGGCTCCCCTGCTGAGATCCTCTACGGGTCCCCTCTTC